TGCTGAAGTCTGTACCCAAGGCCAATACATAGCTGCATAGCTTGAGTCAAATAATTTACCTTGGTCTGTGGCTACTGAGATATTTTTATAAGCTAATGTAGGATCAATAACAGCAAAACAATCACCTCTTGTTTCACAAGCAGTAATAAGTTTTGTAGTTAATGCAGGATGCTCTGCAGTAGTTAAACCTGGCATTGAAATCATATTGATATCATACTCATCGGCATTGCTTAGTAGGTCTATTGCATTTTCATATGAAGTTTTACCATTGTCAGTTGACAGAGGGTTTAATCCCTGGACGTTAGTTGATGTCATTTTATCAAAGTATAAAGCTGGACTAACTTTACCACCATCACTACCTCCTGTAAAAGTTCCTGTTGCTGCTTCTGGAAGTTGTCCTGCATTATCTGCTGAACTTGTTGCTCCATTAGCATCAAGGTAGTCTGGTATCTCATTAACGTCAGAAACATAGACATACTTTGACTTGTTTGGGTAGTTACCTTTTGGTTGGAGGTAAACTCCACCGTCTGAAGCTATAGTTTGGTATTGATCTCCGATCATTTTACTGATAAAGCTATTTGAATTTGGATCGAGACTTAGGCCTGACCAAGTTTCTAAAATAGTTTTACGTTTAGATGTGTCATCACCTCGACGAACTAGAAGAGTAAATGTACCCTTATTGCCAGATACATTTGAAATCTCAAATCTTAGGTTGTCTTTTGACCCATTTGTTAATAGATCATTAGTACCTGCTGAACCTGAAGAGTTCATAGATGCACCATCAGCAATTGTATTCAATTTAAATGATGTAATTGATGTACCTACAGTTGATGTTCCTCCAGCTGTGGCAAACATTGTAGCAGTTGGGGCTCCAGATGAACCTGATGTTATGATCAAACCATTTCCACCGACGTGATTTCCAGCTGTTCCTGCTGCTGAAGCTGTTACTTCTATAGATGCTCCGCTATTATCAGCAGTAAATGCAGATAGACTTGAAACGGAATTAAATTCTGCAGCAAAGTTTTCTGCGTACTTCGTTGTGGAGTTCCCTCTATCAAAGAATCTAATTGAATCATCAGATGCGTCTGGACTTGGGTTCAATTGACCTATAAAGTTAATTGTTGTTCCGTCAGTTTTAACTACCTTAATGGTATCAGATTCGTTTGCTGTAAGTACTACGGATGAACCAGAGGCTTTTAATATTCCTGTTGGAGATCCAGCAGAAGCTACTGATTGGGATGCATTGCTATAGCTAGTTCCGAGGATTCGGACTACGGTTAAAGCACCTGAGTGCTTTAGGTATTCTCTTGCTGAGATTGAGGTTAAGTACTCTGTTACTGTACTACCAGATGTGAATGTATCGCCAAATAGCTGAACATATTCTGGATAGCTTGATACTATTGTTGGTACTAAGGCAGGACCTTTGACGGTAGGCCCTACGATGGCTCCACCTATTTCACCAATACCTTGCGGTACAAATGACAAATCATTCTCTTGCGTAAATACACCTGGGCTTATTAATTTTTCAGCCATTTATTTGTCTCCTAATAGATTGTATTATTATTCAATATATAAATATATTTCTAGAAGGCCAAACGTCACCTATTTAGAAATAAAAACGCCTGTTTCAGGATCTAATGTGCCATCACCATATTTAGCCGTTATATTAGCTATAACTTTAGATTCATTGGCTTTTACCAAAACAAATTCTTCTTTGAGCTTTGTCTTTTCTAATTCTAAATTTTGCATTTCTAATTCAAGCTGACCGAATTTAAAAGTTAATTCTTCGAATGATGATTTTATAGATGAAACGGAAGTCATTTCTTCTGGTGTAAACTTAATTTCTTTTAACATGGATTACCTTGTTCGTTGTTTGGAATATCATCTAGAGAGCTTAGGGTTTCAGACCCAACAACGATTTTTGCAGAAGAAAACGTTTTAGGATTGAAACTACTTAGGGATTTCTGGATGTTGTTTGGTATAACGTAGCCATTCATTTCTATTGTGAATGTAGCTTTTGAAGCCCGATCTTCACCGCTATCAGAAGTTAAAGATGTAGCAAATGTAGATATTTTTGAAAGGAATTTAAAGCGATCATCTCCCCAATATTGATTGGCAGCATAGTTGATGTCCTCAATCATCAAATTTAATTGAGCTATATAATCTGCCCATATTATGCAATCATAAGTTAACTTGACATAGTCTGGTACTACTATATTTGTAAATTCCCTTACTGGAGACCTTCCATTTAGAACTGAAAAGTTGTCATATCTATTTTTAGGTGAATATGATTTTTGGTATGATTGGACTATAGGATTGTTTACATCCACTTTAGTGCCAATCATAGAATTTTCCATTGAAGTTCTCTGATATGCAATTGCTGGTAGCTGTATCTTTCCCTTAGAATCTCTTAAAAATCCTCCTTTAGAGATAGACTTCCACTTTTCAGGAGATGCATATATAATTGGTACAGGGGTTTTACCATCAGCACCTGTTACAGTAGGTTGGATTACATTATCAAAGTAGTACTTAATAACAGAATCTATGTCGTATAAACCTAGGGACAAGGCTTTTTTAGAGCCGGTCATATTGATCTCTTTGGATCTATCTATCTCTTTTGCCATTATATGTTCCTAAGTTTATTATTATATGCTCTATGTATCTTTTCGATATTGAGCTTTGTTTTTCTTGTTTGGTGAGTTTCACACAGTACTGAAAAGTTCCCTCCATGAGCACCATCAGCCTTATCAGTTGAAGGATTTTTACCTGCTATATATTGGCTTTCACTCTTACTGTCAATTTCCCAATAAGCATCATCCCAACCAATGATATCCCCAATCTCAAGTTTCAGATTAGCCACAGTCCTTAATTCCTCTCTAAGGAAGTTAAATCTTGCTGTCTTGTTGAAATCTATACCAAACTCATCGGATACATATTCTTTATCGTCAACTTCTACCATACATGCAATTCGAACACCTGGGAAATAAACCTTATTTATGGCTTCCCCATATAGATTTTCATCCATGTCTTTTAATGATGATTTGTATATGTCAACAGATATACCTATTATCTCGTTTATAAGTTCCTTATTCATTGCGTTGAATAGTCTTACATCTCTATATGATCCAAACAATCCCATATTAACCTATATAGATGTTTAATGGAATATTAGTAATCGTTTCTCTGAGGAATTCTGCTTCGTCTTTTTTGGCTTCAAGCATATTTCTTCTAGATGATGCTTCTAGATCTTCCCTTAGGGTAGCTACTAGGGATTCCTTTTCTGATGCACCTTCACTTCTTAGAGTATCACCGTCTACAGTGATGTCACCACCTGGAGTAGGGATAGAACTGTATTTGCTTCTTACGATTCCTAGTAATTCTTTGGATAAAGCTAGGGCATACTTTCTTATCCACTGTATTCCCGGAGCATTGATCGTTGAGTAATTCAAAGATCTATAATCTATATCAGCAAAATTAGATACTGTAGCTGCATCACCTATACTATCTGTATATTTGTCAGATTTTACAAAATACTGGAACCACATTTTAAAATCAGAAGTAGGTCTTGGAAATAGCCTTATTTTATTATTTTGAAGCTCAAAGCTATATTGAGACTTTCTAACAAGGTCACTAAATTCAACCTGTTGCTGACGCAGTAGAATATCATATATTGGTAGCATCATGAATGATACACCAGCACCTCTGTTTTGGAGCCCAAATTCACTAACTGCCATGGCACTATTGTTACCCAAGGCATATTGATCAGTGTGGCGGATAGATGCAGGAGTTCTGTCATGAAAGACCTTACGAACTTCCAGTCTTTTACCACTTTCACTAACTGTTCCCCATAAGGATTGTAGATCGTAAACTTGAGAACCAGACGTTACTGAAACATATCCACTTTTTAAATCTGTATTTCCACCTGTTAAAGCTTCCGTTCCATAATGCTCGGTTAGGCTTATTAAGCCATTAAGTCCATCTGCTGAACCTGTGGTTAAGTTGGTTTTGGGTTGGGATGTTGCATCTAAAAGGTTTTGGCGAATCTGATATCTTTGTATCTGAGCACCGTACTCTGTAACAGCTTCTTCAAAACATGCAAAAAAATGAACATCTTGAAGCTCGATATCGACTATAGGATATCCAAGTCTTTTGGCACACCATAGAGCTGTAGTTTCTACATCAGTGTTGTATGTGCCTTGGGAATCATAAGTCCCAAATGGGGTTTGTCCGAAGCCGGGATTAAATATTGCGGTTCCAGCAAATAAGTTAGTTGTGTCTGCCATGAGGTTCTCCTGTACTTATAAATATCAACTTATCTTCGTTTATCATGGACCGTTGGAGATTCTAACTTGGCTTCGAATACCTGTTAAATTTGATGGATCTTTATATAGAGCGCCAAGGACTCCGGGATCTAATACTGGCAGATTAACAAATCTTACATGGTCAAATTTTACTTCAAGAGTTGGCGTTTCCGCAACTTCAGCAAATTGTATGGGCTGAGTATAGCCGTCAAGGTCTAGGAATAGGTTGCCTATGGCAAAGTCAGCCTTAGGAGCATCTTCAGGAGAATCACCTAAGTCTATACCCGGGTTTCCAGATTCATAAACTATCCAAATATACCCACTAGTAAAACTTGAAAGGTCGACTTCTACTCTATTAAAGGGTGAAGTTCCTTCTTCTTGTACTTCGCCGGGACCTACTTTGAATGTAACGTCCGAGGTATTCAAAGACCCACCTGACCAGTGATTATCAACTTCGACTGAATTTGGAAAAGCTCCATTTGCTCCTGGCCAGTTTGAATATGTCATGGCTTTAAGACCATTGAGGATGTTTAAATTGTCTGCACTAGTATAAACCTTGAACTCCCCGCAGT